AAAGGCGCGGAGCGACTTCTTACGCGTGCGCGCGCGCGCGCTTCTTTTATATTCTTTAATATATAAAGGAAGGAAGTGCCAACTTCTCACAAAGTACTCACAAAATACGATTTTAGTACTCACAAGAAACTATTACACGGCACAAAAAACCTTGAAAAATCAATGGGTTTCAGAGTTCGGCTTCTCACAATTTTCTCACAATTTTCTCACAAAGTACGATTTTAGTAGAGAAGCATTAACTACGGCAACATAGAAAACAGCCGAAAATCGTAGTAAAATCAATGGGTTTCGGCACATTTCATCGGTCACAGAAAAAACATCCGAAAAAATGGAAGGAGAAAAAGCCTTATGGAGAGAAATTTCAAGAGGAAAGACTATCGTGAAGTCCTGCCGAAGATGTTTGCGAAGGCAAGGAAGGGGGATATGTCGGCACTTGAAGATGCGTTTGAGATGATACGGCTTCTTGAGAGAGAGGATTCCGTGTATGTGACGAAGAGGATTGGCAAGAAGGAGCATGATGAGCTTATCCTTGACGAAACAAACCGGAAAATTGCCCATCAATTCAACGATCAGGTGCGGAAGATATCGGCAAGGGAGTTTGAGCGCAGCGAAAACTATGATGCGTTCGTGCTGAACAAGAAATCCTTGCAGTTTGATGCTCCGTATGACTTTGATGCGTACTGTCGGTACATTGAGTTTGACAGAGATCCGGAGAAACAGTTCTATATGCCACGGAGAAAGCAGTTAAAAACAGCCGTTGATGCCCTGCAATTGCTCGGTGACAACAAGCTTCGGTTGCTGACAATCAGTATGCCGCCCGGTGTTGGCAAGACAACTACGGCAATATTCTTCTTGACCTGGGAAGCAGGACGGCACCCTGATTTGCAGAACCTCATCTGCTCCCATAACAATGAGTTTCTCCGTGGTGTGTACGATGAGTGCTTGCGAATATTTGATGCGGACGGTGAGTATCTGTGGAGCAAAGTATTCCCTGATGTCGGTGTGTGCGACACAAACGCAAAGTCTATGCGTATTGATGTCGGAACAAGCAAACGTTTTGAAACATTGGAATTCACATCAAAAAACAGTGGTAATGCAGGTAAGGTCCGTGCAACGAACATCCTTTACTGCGATGACTTGGTTGAAGGTATAGAGCAAGCAATGTCACGGGAGCAGATGGATAAGCTGTGGCAGATTTACACAGATGACTTCAGACAGAGGAAACAGGGTTCGTTTGCCAGGGAATTGCACATAGCAACCAGGTGGAGCGTTCACGATCCGATTGGTCGTCTTGAGAGAAGCTATGGTGACAGCAAGGATGCGATGTTCATAACGATGTCGGCACTTGACGAGAACGATGAGAGCAATTTTGATTACCCGCATCATCTCGGCTATACAACACAGATGCTGCACGAACAGCGCAATGTTATGGACGATGCATCCTGGAGGGCGTTGTATATGAACCAGCCTATTGAGCGCGAAGGGCAGTTGTACCCGGAAGATGAACTCCGCAGATACTTTAGCCTTCCCGTTGGAGAACCAGATGCAATCATTGCCGTGTGCGATACGAAGTCAAGCGGAGATGACTACTGCTTCATGCCAATCGTGTATCAGTATGGAGCGGACCTTTATATTGAGGATTGCGTTTGCGAGAACTATGCGCCTGATGTGGTTGAGAGGAGTTTGATTGAGAAACTTGCCAAGTACGATGTTCATACGGCACGGTTTGAGAGCAATATGGCCGGTGCAAAGGTTGCGCAAACTGTGCAAGAGGAATTGAAGAAACTCGGCAAGCGCACCCACATCACAACCAAGTGGACAACACAGAACAAGGAAACAAAGATTCAGGTTGACTCCCCGTTTGTGAAACAGCATTGCCTGTTCAAGGATTCATCGGTCATAAAGGGAACGGAGTGTAAAGAGTATAGATTGATGATGACGATGCTGTGCGGATACACTATGGCTGGAAAGAACCGGCACGATGATGTACCGGATGGATTGTCACAGTTGGCTCGGTATGTACAAGAAATCGGTGGAGAAACCGTGGAAATTGTAAGAAGATTTTGGTAAAAAACCGCACATTATAATACAACTTGCGATGTTGCAATTATTGCCCACTTATACTATCTTTCAGATATGTAAGTGGGTTTTCCGTTTGCGACTTCCTCTGCTTTCATAGGGTCATCTGCCTCCTACCACGCTTGCGTACCGCGGGATAAAAATAGTACGCAGACCCCCTTCAAGGAGATTTGAATGGATAGTATATCGGAACGGCTTTACGGCCGCAGAAAAATCTTCACAAGCACCGAATACATTGACGAGAGCAACATCATCCAAGAGGTGAACGATGCTCTTTCTGTGCATTATCAAAACGCAATGCAGATTGACTATCTGTATTGGTATAAGCGTGGCGTTCAACCTATCCTGAACAGGACAAAAGAGGTGCGACCGGAGATAAACCACAAGGTGATCGTGAACAACGCAAATATGGTTGTCACATTCAAGAACGGATACTTCCTGTCTGACCCGGTTTCATATCGCACCCGTAAAGACGATGAAAAGATAACAAAGGCAGTTTCAAAGCTTAACGAGTATCTGTATAACTCCGGCAAGCACGATGTAGACAACGAGGTTGTGAATTGGTTTCATACTGTCGGTGTTGGCGTTGTGTATGTGGAGCCGAACAAGAAACCATCGGAGAATACTCCGTATAAGTGCAGACTATGTGAAGACACAGGTTTTATCGTCACAGAGGAAACAATTAGTGATATTAAATATGAGTATGCAAGTATATGTGGCTGTCAGAAGCGAAAAATGGCACTAAAGAGAGCCGAAAATAGTGGATTGGATAAATATATCAATACAAAGACATTTGATGCTTATATCACCGATTTTTCTTGGCAACAGAAAATCAAAGAAAAGGCAATGAGGTATGCCAATAATCCTAACGGGTGGTGGTTTACATCAGGCATAACAGGAAGTGGCAAGACTCACATCTGCACAGCAATAGCATCAGAGCTTTTAAAAAGTGGTAGAGAATTGATATATGTCATCCATCCAGAAGTTATGAGAGCCAATAAGTACGATAGCAATCCTATCGAATGGCAGAGAATGATAAATGCCGAAGTGCTTTACCTAGATGATCTTTTCAAGTTTAACCCTACGGAGATTGAACTCAAACTCACCTTTGAACTTTTAAATGCTCGTTATGTTGGCGGTAAGACAACCATCATATCATCGGAAAGGGGACTGAAAGAGATAAGCAGAATAGATTCAGCAATAGCAGGAAGAATAATTGAAGCATCAAAGGATAGCATCGTTGAGATAGGGAAAGACGAAACAAGGAACAGGAGAGTAATGACATGAATATGGAAACAGTAAAAACAAAGTGCTTTGCCTTTGAAGTGAGAAATGGTGAGCCTAGATGCAAGGCTTTACGCAAGTGCTACTGTGCATATGGCTCTGATTGTAACTTCTACAAGACAAAGACACAAGTTAACGAGGAAGATAGGGAAAGTGGAAGGGAGAGGTAGATGGCTAACAGAAGAATGTTTGCAAGGACGGTATGCTGCACAGATGATTTTTATGATTTGAGTAAGGATGAAAGGCTTTTATACTTCTCTTTAGGGCTTGAGGCAGATGACGATGGTATGGTAGGTTCTGCTAGGATGATATGCAAGATGGCAGATATTCCTTACGATGTACTGGATATGTTAGAGCAGAGAGGATATATAAAGATATTCCCGAAATGCGTAGGCATAGTGCATTGGAAGACTAACAACACCATCAGAGGTGACAGAAGACAGCCAACAGTTTTCCCTGAAGAACTTGCCGAAATGGAGAAAAGCGAAAAGAAGAGCAAAACTAAAAAGAAAACAAAGGGTAAAGCAAGTAAAACACATACTCCAGAGCCTTTATTTGAGCCTGTAACAGACGAAAAGTTAAATCTCTATAAGTTACTCAATAAAGAACAAAAGGACTATATAAAAGCGAATTTTGAACCTACTCCAAATATGTTTGAGGTGGACGAAGTGGAAGAAGATCCTTTCAACCAAGCAATCAAAATAGCAAGAGGTGATACTGATGTCATATGAACTTATGAATGAGCAGATCATAAAAGATTTAATCAATGCTATTGTAGCACAGGCTATTAAAGATTACAAAGAAGCTATAGCGATGGGGTATATTGATAGATTGTCAGAAATAGAGGAATTTTTAACTTCATCATGGTGTGCAACATTGGTTGGAGATGATGTGCAGGGAGTTTTGAAAAGGAGATTGATGCTATGATAGAGAGATATTATGAGTTTGATGTAGAGAGATTCATTAAGGATATTGAGGATACAAGAGCAAGAAAAGATGGATATACTTTTGATCGCAAGTTTAAAACTTCCGGAACCAATGGACTCGAAGAACTCCACAGATTTATCGAACTTCTAGATGAGGAACTGACAGCAGATGAGAAGAAGATAATGGACATCATTGCAAAGATACAGGGCAGAGATTTGACCGCAATGGTAATCAGAAGAGAATTTAACTGTAAGAAGTGGAGAGCATACGAAATGAGAAAAAATGCAATAAATCATATAAAAAGTATTGCAGACCGTGAATTTAAGTGATATAATCCTTCTTGAAGAGCAAAACATAAGATAAAAGGGTAGGACAGAGGAAACATTTATTGTTTCCTTTTCCTTTTGTGCTGCTAACTCCTTTCTGTGGTTAAATATATAAAAAAGAGTAGGTTTAATGCCTACTCTTTTAATTTAAGCAAAGAAGCAAAGGATTATATACCCGATTGCCAGAGCAACCTCTATCTTTGTTTCCTTATCTGAAATGGCTCTTTGTTCTGCCGGACTTAACTTCTTTCTTCTATCCATCTTTTCGCCTCATCATCAGTTAATTCTATTCCATACATTAACATACTTTCCTGCAGACTCTCATAATCGCCATGAGCCTTCTTGACTTCTCTTTTGATAATCTTATCATAAACTCTCAATGCTCTTTTAACAGCCACAGTAGAGCCTTGTTCGTTAAGGATGTCAATATATTTCTCATCCTTAACCTTATTGAGTCTGATGCTATAGTTTGCTGTTGTACCTCTTTCGCTTCCTGCCATCTTATTTCACCTCCCAAACTACATCTCCATCGAAATGATCCTCTGCATTTTCATCTGGATTAGCCGACTTGATAACCCATATCTTCTGATACTTCTTATCGTATTCGCTTAATCTGTCCCATTCTCTTTCGGCATATTCAATTGCTTCCGTCTTGTTTTCAAACTCTTCGCAGAACCAATCTCCTGCTTTGTTTTCCACGATGCTTATGTATATTGGATTACTAAATCCTGCGGCATACTCTACTGCGAGGATTTCGCATAAATCTTCATCTTCTCCTAATTCTAACATTCTTGCTTCAGCTTCTTTCTTGCTGTCAAACAATCCGAGATATACATCTCTGATTTCATCGTTATCCTTGCTCCATAGTTCATATTTAATACTCATTTTCTTTCTCCCTTCTGGCAGGACTTTTCGCCCTGCCTTTACATAGTAACATAATTATTAGTATTTATTTATTATTTTTTCGATTTCAAAGTCTATGACTTCGTATAACATTTTTCTGAAAAGATCACTATACATGCCATCACTCATATGAGTTAAAGCACAATCCTGTAAACCTTCTCTTACTTGGTACAGTAAGCCATTTTTGTTGCACAGATATATACCTTCTGGGAATTCGATCCCGTATATGGTTCTACCTGCGATGTCAATGTATTCTCTGATATCCGTATTGTCTGCAGTATCCAAAAGGTAAGTTTTTACAGCGGGTAAATTTCATACCCAAAAGCGGTAAGCTTTCGAATTTTTTAACTTGGCATTACCTGTTAACTTCAAACCTTCGATATACTGTGCATTACTTCTTAATGCCTTCATGGTGATCCTTTTCATTTCCTTGTTCCCTTTTCCTCTCTTATGTTATCCGTGCGTTAACTTGTTTTTATGGTGTTAGTATATGATAATGTAATACCAATGTCAACACCTTTTTTATATTTTTTTATGGGAATTTTTCCAGAGAAGGAAAACAGGATCAGAACCAAAAAAAGACTACATTATATATAAAAAAATGCTCTGGTTTACCTAATTAAAGAAAAAAACAATAAACAGTGCCATGCCTCCAGTAGCTTTTGGAACATCACATATATATTAAACTAGGCTCAATCAGTAGCAGTAGTTTAAGTCTTTTTAATGCCTGTCGGCATATTAGCAGACTAATACTATTAGACTTGATTATTGATGAGAAGCCCCTGAAGGCACAAGAAGATGTAAGCCGTTTGATAGAATAGATAAGTATGCCATACTTAGCCTAGTTTAATATAGTACATATGTATTAATAGTGCGTTGCACATATAAGTATTTATACATATATATTGTTGTACTCTTCCCAAAATATAAATTGTGGGAATAGTAGTAATAATGGATATATTGGAATTTCAACGATATATTCCAATGAATAAATGTATAAGTACATACAGTACTATATCTAGCGTACTGCTGTTGTTTTTTCTTTTATTATACGGTGCATATCGTTGTATAAAATGAAAGAACAAGAACAGGGCGGGGGGGGGCAGGAAGGATCGCATACCCACACTCGTACACAAGGGTAGATGTACCCACCCACCTTACACTCACCTTCCTACGCATTTCCTGCAAGCCAACATCAAACTCCTAACAAAACAGACCAACAGACCTAATAGCATAATTTACCCTATGAAGAAATCTATAGAAGTTAAGTTTACGGAAGACAGGGAAAACAAGATGGGTAGACCACCTAAAAGACCTGAATTAACGGAAAGGAAGGAAGGAAGGGGAAGACCTAGTAAGGATGACTGTTATGTCAGAAGGTTTATTAGACACCCTAGAAGTGATATGAAAGACCCTGTTAAGTATGGGAAGAAGGTATTGAAACAAGTGGAGAACATTTATAAGTATTATGACAGAGAAACACCTAATCCTTTAAACATAGAGGACAAGGACTTGTGTGATGAGGCTAGGGATGCGTGGAAGTATGTGTTTTCTGAAAGGGAGTACACAGGGAAACTGCCACATGGGAATACTAGGGATTTAGATGCTAGGGAAACTGTGGTGTTGTTTGAGATATTCTGTGCGTATATTAGGAAGAAGAATTTCTGCATAGGATTTGTAAGACCCGATGGTAGTGAAGGGACATTGCCTATTGTGCCATCACAGACGAACTTTGCTAGGTGGCTAGGGACATCGGTGATGAAAATAAGCAGGGCAATGAGAGAGTATGGTACGGATGAGGACAGGAAGAATTACAAGTCGATATTAGGGGATATATTAAGTGAAGGGGCTATGATGGGAATCTATCAGCCTTCTATGACGATGTTCTCGCTTAAAAATTTATGTGATTGGGCAGATAAGTATGAGGACAGACCTAAAGATAGTGGAGACACCACTCTTACTATGGAAGAGGCTGTGAAACTTATGGAAACATTAGGGTACAGAAAGGAGCTTACGGATGGACAAGGTACTGAAAGCACTCCTAATGACTGATTATGCTGCCTACACAGCCTATGTGCATAATGGTATGTGGCAAGCTACTAGATTCCATAAATACCTTTGTATGAGGATACAGCAGTTTGTGACTATGGAAACGAACAATGCTTTTGACATAATGATTATCTCGACACCACCGCAACATGGCAAACTGATTGATGATGATGTGCCTGTTCTTACTATTGATGGTTGGAAAAGACACGGGGATTTAGTGGTGGGGGATAGAGTTATAGGACTTAATGGTGAGTTTGTGGCTGTTACAAATGTACATCCTAAATACTATGCGGATAGGATTGTTAAATTTACTGATGGTTCAGAAATAAAGTGCCATCACAATCACGAATGGGTAGTGTATGACAGAGTATTAAAAAAGGTTAGAAAGATTGAAACCAAGCAGATGGAATGCAGACTTTCTAATGACTCACAGGAAAAGAAAAGAGGGCATAGATATAACTTTTTAATTCCTTTGAAAGAGCCTCTTAAAGGAGTGAAAAGGGAACTTCCTGTTGACCCTTATGTGCTTGGTGTTTGGCTAGGGGATGGCAAGAACAATGGTGGAATGTGCCACGCAACAAGAAGAACAGAAAAGCATATTCCAGAAGATTACCTTACCGCAGATATTGAGCAAAGACTTGAATTATTAGCAGGATTGATTGACACGGATGGATATGTAGACACAAAACACAACAGAATAGTGTTTACTACAGCAGATGTCAAACTGAAAGATACATTTGCTGAATTGATTTCCACATTTGGTTGGAGAGCAACAGTATGTGAGTGCAAACCATTTACAACATCAAGTGGGATAGTTGGGAAAATCACCTATTGGCAGATTGGATTTAATCCAACAATTGAGATACCCTGCAGAATCCCTAGAAAGCAGATGAAACGATTCTCCAAGCAGAGAAGAATATCTATATGTGAAATCATACCTTGTGAACATACTCAAGGAAACTGCATTACAGTTGAAGGTGGAATATATTGCGTAGGCAAAACTATGATACCTACACATAACTCATTAACTTTATCTGAAACATTACCCTCTTGGTATTTGGGTAGAAATCCCGACCATAAGGTGATTGAAATATCCTACGGAGAGGATTTTGCCAAGAGATTCGGTAAGAGAAACAGAGAGAAAATAAGGGATTATGGGGGAGAGATATTTGGTATTAAGTTAGGAAATCCCAATACTGACCTAGATTTTGAACTTCGTAGTGGTGGAAAGATGATTTCTAGAGGTGTGCATTCGGCTGTAACTGGAGAGCGATGTAATCTAATGGTTATAGATGACCCTGTAAAGAATCAGCAGGACGCAGACTCTGAAACTTACAGAGAAGGTGTATGGGATGAATGGCTTTACTCATTCCGTTCAAGACTTGCTGTAGGTGCTAAAGTAATTGTCATTATGACTAGGTGGCATGAGGATGATTTGGTAGGAAGATTGATTGCTAATGAAAGCAATGTTACTGTGCTTAATTTACCTATTACTGCTGAAGAGAATGACCCTTTAGGAAGAAGGGTGGGGGAGGCACTATGCCCCGAAATAGGAAAAGACGAGGAATGGATAACAGATTTTAAAAAAGGTTACACATCACAGGCAGGATCTAGAGCTTGGGAAGCATTATATATGGGGCATCCTGTAGCACTTGAGGGAAATCTTTTCAGAAGAGAGTGGTGGCAATTTTATGATGAGTTACCCGAAGATTGTCCTGATTGGCTTATGTCTGTGGATGCGGCATTTAAGGATAAGGATGACTCTGACTTTGTTGCTATACAGGTATGGGCAAAGAGTGGAGCAGACATCTATCTTGTAAATGCTGTGAAAAGGCATCTTAATCTGCCCGATACAATGAGAGAGATAATAAGGCTTCGTGCTATGTATCCAGAATGTGTAACAACACTAATAGAAGATAAGGCTAATGGCTCTGCAATTATAGATATACTCCGTAAGAAAATGAGTGGGATTATTCCTGTTCAGCCTAAAGGTGGAAAGGTTGCTAGAGCAAATGCTGTTATTGGTGCAATAGAAAGTGGGAATGTATTCCTGCCTAAAAAGAATTTCGCTTACGAACTTGTTGATGAATGTGCATCGTTTCCTAATGGACTTCACGATGACCAAGTGGACTCAATGACACAGGCGTTAAACAGGTTGATTTATAGGAAGTCGGCTTTAAAGGGTAAAAAAGCACACAGGAATCCCTTTGAAGAATTCTTCGGACTAGGAGAAACGACAAATACATCCTGTGTGATAGGAGAAACAATAAATGTTATATGAAGTTATCGCAATTTGTGTGCTTATCTGTGGATTTGTACTGATTTTCACTCATATGGAGCAGAAAAGAAACAAACAGACGGTAGAAATGGTACAGAAGGCATTGTTGTCGGGCATTTCGGCAGCAAGAACTGAAACATCCGTACCTATGAGAACTCTCATAAAGGAAGTTTCTAACGAAAAAGAAGAAGAAAAGGTAGACAAGGAACAGGAAAGACTGGATACGATACTTGCCAACCTTGAAAACTATGATGGAACAGCCAAAGGACAGAGGGAAATTGTATGAAAGGAGTAAAAAAGACTTGGATTTGGCACAGATTTGATATCTGTAGGAATTATGCTGATAAAAAGCAGATAAAACAGAGAAGTGAAGTTTATTGGAATATGTTTTTAGGCAATCAATGGAGAGAATTGCAGACAGGTGGCGAAAAATTCCCTGTTTTTAACTTCATTAAGCCTGTTGTTAACTACAAAGTGGCAAATGTGGCAGGAAATAAGATGGAAGTGACATATTCTGACACAACAATGAATGCTCCTAACGATATTTACGAAAAACTCAATGTTTTCTTTGCTCAATGTTGGGAACAGAGCAAAATGGACTCAATTACTTGGAAAGCATTGAAGCATTCGGCAATTCAGAGAGATTCTTACTGTTATTGGGAAGATGGTGACACAATGAAACCTGCTGTTATGATTCCTAACACAGAAATCTTTCTAGGAGATGAAAATAACGAAGATATTCAGAAACAGCCTTACATAATCATCCGTGAAAGGTGGAGTTTAGACGAAACTAGAGAATTTGCGAGGAAAAATGGAGTAAAAGAGCAAGAAGTAGCTGACATTGCATCAGATTCTGAAACAGATCATCAGATTTTGAACAGAGATGAGGTAGAAAACAAGGTTACTGTGCTTTTGTACCTTGAAAAAGACGAAGAAGGACATGTAAGAGCAGGAAGAACCACTAAAAATGTGATAATTGAGCCTGTTGAATCCATAAAAGCCTATGATGGCAACGGAATTGAACTTACTGCACTCAAAACTTACCCAATTGTTAACTATATTTGGGAATCCGTACCATTTTCTGCTAGAGGACAGGGGGAAGTGGAGCAGTTAATCGATAATCAGATAGAACTTAACAGAACACAGGCTAGAAGAATACTGTCAAGTAGAATATGTGAGTTTCCTAGACTTGCTTATGATGCAAATTCCATTGATAACCCTGAAGATTTGGATAAATCGGGAGCAAAGATTGCTGTAAATGGTGGAAATGCACAGTCAATCAATCAGATGGTCGCATATTTGACACCTTCGTCAGTTTCTAACGATGTTTTAGCACTTTCTGCCGAATTATTACAGACTACAAAAGACCTTGCAGGTGTAACAGACTATGCTCTAGGTAATATCAATCCAGAAAATGCATCTGGTACCGCAATACAGGCTGTTTCAAACTCATCACAAATTCCACTAGCAGAACAGGTGGCACACTACAAGCAATGGGTAGAGGATATTGCTGTGCTTTGGATGGATTTGTGGATGACACACCATATAAATGGTATAGACATCACAGATTACGATGAAGAAACAGGAATGACCACAATGGTACACATATCACACGAAGATTTGATTAGGCTCAAGCCTACAATCAAGGTAGATGTAACTCCTGCTACTGAATGGCAGAAAGCATCACAACTTGCCGCACTTGATTCTTGGATGCAGACAGGAATGATAAGCCTTGAAGACTACTACGAACTTTCACCAGCTTCCGGAACACCAATTCCAAAGAAACAGTTAAAGAAAGTAGTGGACAAGAGAGCAAAACTTCAGCAACAGCAGATGCAGATGCAACAGGAACAGGCAATGATGCAACAGCAGGAACAGTTAGCACAGCAGAACCAAACAGACCCAAATTTAATATTTGAGGAACTTCTGAAACAAGGCTACACAGAAGATGAAGCCATTGAACAGATGAAGAACCTATAGAAAGAGGAGAGATTATGAAATTCAGATTAACACCTTTTTACGATGCCGATGATGGCTTAAATGTAGGTGGAAGCGAAGAAATGATGGAAGTCGCTGAACCACGAAAGACAGATGCTGATGCAAAGTTTGCCGAAATGAGAAGGCAGAACGAAGAACAGGCAAGAAGAATTGCCGAATTAGAATCAGCAAACTCTCTATATGATGAAACACTCGGACTTTTCTTTGATGGAGATGACAAGATTGCAAAAGCAAGAGCTCACTACAACGAAACAGATGTAGATACAGAAATCGAAGAAATCAATCGTGAGAATGATCGTGCTAGGTTTGAAGAAGAGAGAAAAGCCTTTGAACAGGAAAGAAGCAACTTTGAGTTTGAAAGAAGAAAACTTGAAGATAAGAAGGAACTTTCCAAAGCAGGAATCACAGTAGGAGATGTTTCAGAACTTGGTGATTCATATTTCCGTTACAGAGCAAACGGATGCTCACCAATTGAAGCCTACAATATCATTGAGGCACATAAACCAAAAGAAGCCAAAACTACAGGCACAATTAAAACAGAAAGAACTAAAAAGGATTACTTCACTAGAGATGAGGTAATCAATATGAGTAAAAAAGAAATCCACGATAACTATGAGGCTATCTTGGCATCGCAGAAATCGTGGTAGAGAGGACTAAATTATGAGTTTTAAGAACTTTATCCCAACTCTTTGGGCAGAAGGTGTTCAGAGAGAACTTGAAAGATATCACGGCTGGAAAGCAACTTGTAATATGGAATATGAAGGACTTGTTGAAAAGATGGGTGACGAAGTAATTATTCCGTGGGCTGTTAGACCAACAATCAAAACAGGTGGAATCAAGACTGTTCCTAACCTTTCATCACCAGAATCAGCAAAGACTGTTGATGTAACTATGCAGATTGACCAGATGGCATATTTCAACTATGAAATCGACGATATCGATAAGAAACAGGCAGCAGGAACAATGGAAGGTGCTTTCAAGGCTGAAACTACTGAAGGTATGGCAGATGTAATGGATGTAGCAATTGCTAAACTTGCTTTCTCAAAGGGAGTACAGAAGGCAAACACTACTTCAACAAACATCAAGTTAGTAGCAGGAACTGCATCAACTAACGAAATCAACATTTGTGATGCCTTACTTGAAGGTAGAGAAAAGTTATCAGCAAACGATGTTAAGAGAAGCACTCCTATCGATGTATTCCTTCCACCTTGGGCAGTCACTCTTTACAAGAAAGAAATGGGACTTGGAAGAGAAACTAACGCAGGTGACGAACTTCTTAAAAAAGGTATCGTAGATATCTTCGATGGTATGAATATCCGTGAAACAAACAACATCGCAACAGAAGAAGTATCAAGTGCAAATCAGTATGGTATCACAATGAAGACTAGAAACGCAATCGCATTTGCTAACCCTATCATTTATTCAGAGCCAATCAGATCACATGAACACTTCGCTGACATTTTAAGAGGATACACAGGTTTCGGTTGCAAGGTAATCAGACCTAAAGAAATGTATGTACTTAACTACACTAAATAAGGAGGTATAGATATGGCAACAGCAATAAACAGACTTGGCGAAAACAAGTTAAACGCACCTACATTCACAGCAGTAGGAACAACTTCAACAGAGTTTTATATTGGTAAGGATATGTATACTGTTCTTCTTGTTAAGAATTCAGATGACACAGCAGCAGTAAACCTTACTGTTGAAAAGGCAGATGGTATCGCAGATGCAGTATACGCAATCCCTAAAGATTCAGCATTACAGGCAATCCTTGTAAACACAAAGGAATCAGCAAAGGATGAAGTAATCAAGTTAAAGGCGGCAACAGCTTCAAAGATTACTGTGGCTGTATGCGAAATCGTAAGAGGAAAGCCTTACGAATCATTTGCAGACCACTCAAGACTTTAATTAGTTAACCTTTATGGGGGAGGGATATTATCCCTTCCCTTTTTTAAATATAAGGAGAAAAGATGAACCTAGCAGAATTAAAAGAAAAGATAATGAATCTAGGCTTTGAAGAAGAATCCACAATGGCAGAATATGAAGGTATCGTTGCTAATGCCTGTGACCGTTCTGTGAAGATGGTTTACTATTCTGTAGTGCTTCCTCTTGCAGGATATTTCAGAGGCAGATATTCAGTAGACAAGTCAGTTTCATTAACAGCAGATGGATATGCAAGGGTAGATATTGAGGAATTCTTTGAAAAGATAGGAATGCCTGAAAGAGGCTATTCATATTCACAGGTTTTTCCGCAGACAGGAACAATAACATTCACCACACCATTTGAGGGCATAGGCGAATACGGAATAGAACAGAAAGATTGCACAACAATCGTAGCATCCTATTCAAGAGGAACTACTTGGAATCCTACAGAGCCTACAACAATAGATGAGAATACTCTTGATACAACAACAATAAATCTCCCTGCTGATGTTTTAGAAATGCTACCAATACTCGCATCGTACTATGTATGGCTAGATGATGACATAGAAAAAGCAACATACTATTGGAATCAGTACGATGATATGAGAAACACAATGTTTAACGCATCAGAAAGAGGAGCAAAGGCAACGATTAGTGGGGTATTGATATGAGCCAACTTAAAGTACCAACAAACTCAACACCAAACACAATTACATATTCAGATTTAAAGGGAGTGGACTTTCTGCATGACCCTAGCGAAGTAGACAGATATCGTTCGCCAGATGCTCTTAATATGATTTCAGACAATGGTGGCAATCCTAGAAAGAGAAAAGGTTGGAGAAAGATATCAACAATCGCAAGTGGAACTGAAATACTTGACATCAAGCCATACGGAAACTTCATTTACACAGCGAAGTACATCTCAACCACAAATAAGATTGAGATATCTAGGTTACATAAAACTGAAATGCAGTTTGACACATACACACTATTCACTCCACTCAATGCGAATTACAAGACTACAAGATTTATCATATATAACAACAGAATCTATGCTTTCATAAATAACAAACTTTATGATTTCGTAGGTTATCCTGCAGTAGAGGTTGACCTTTACATACCTTTTGTGATTTCTGGACTATCTGCTGATTGCATAGGTGGTACAACACAAGAATCTGTGAATCTGCTCACACCATTTAGAACACAAGGCTACACACTAGGTGAAATTGAGCCATCAACATCAACTGTGATAAACCTTTACAATGCTGAAGGTAGCAAATACAGAGTTAAGGCAAGTGAGGTAACGGTAGAAGCTATTGTAAATGGTGCGTGGGTAACTCTTACTCAAGGTACAGATTACACACTAACAAACGATACAACCAACACATATTCATACGCATACGCAAAGGATATGTTAACAAGTTATACAACACTAGCAACACCTGTTGTAACGATAAATACCACGCAGACTATTGGCACATTATCTGAAGGTGCTGACAATGTAAAAATCACATTCGCACCAATCAATATTACTAACACCACAAGAGAAACCAATGTATTTAGGTATACAGCAACAAGTACAGCCACATTAGTTAGGATAAACAGAGTATACGATGGCACAGGAAGAACTGTGGTAGATGGGCAGATAGTAGAGGGGAATATCTTATATTGTGATATTGAATTCCTAGATGATATTGATGAATTCATAGTGGTAATCAGCGGAGCGTATCCTTACATAATGTATCCTGCTAGAGGTCAAATATCAACTATTTGGATCAATAATCCAAATGAATACTCATCAATAGTTTGTACCCTTTCCAATAGTGGAATATCACTTCAAGGTGATAACACAACGGGGACAAAAGTGTGTCCAATAGGAACATATAACGAGTACACCTACGAACTTCAGACTTCAGATGTTTGTGCAACATATGGATACTTATCACCAAACAGATTGTTTGTAGTAGGAACAGGACACGCAAACAGAGTTATGTATTCTGACATATCTGATATGACATACTTCCCAGACCTTAACTACATAACGATAGGAAACGAAGGGAACAAGGTATGTGGTTTTGAGAGAAAAGCTGACTACCTACTTGCTATCAAGGGAGAGAACCTTTCAGAGCCATCTGTGTACGCAATTGGTGGAGCATTGGCAACACTAAATGGTATTGAAGATGAATACTTTACTGTCAGAGCATTATCCACTAACGCAGGTGCTGTAAATACTAGATGTATCTCGCATCTTAACGATGAGCCTTTATTCCTAACATCAACAGGGGTTATGGGGATACAGATAATAAGCACCACTTCAGAGTTTGTGACTAAAAACAGAAGTGCGTTGATTGATAGAAAACTCCTCAAGGAAGATTTGAAAAACGCAAGTATGTGTTCATTCAATCGTTATTGCCTTATTGCAACAGATGACCACATCTATGTTTTAGATGGTAGGCAGACAACAACAGTAGGTGCTAACGGAAATACAGACTATGTGTATGAGGCATATTATTGGGAAGGCATAACAATCAACAAATTCTTCCCTACTGATGGCTTACTGTACTTCACAACAGATGATGCTGTTGGAGTATTCAACACAGATAGAGATGGTGATAACGCATACAACGATAATGGCGAAGCAATCATAGCAAGATGGAGTACACCTCTTGATGCAGACTATAGACCACAGTATTACAAGAATCTTCAGAAGAAGGGTAACCTTGTAATGCTTCAGCAATATAGAAACACATCCTGCATCGTGAAACTCAACAAGAATGGCGCAGACGAGGTGGAACTTGAGCCATATTACGCAGACATATCTCAATGGGAAAACATCAATACAGATACATTCTCATTTGATATATCAGATATTGCACAGGATTCTTTCATACGAAAGAAAATCAAGAAATACAAAAGACTTCAGATAGTGGTAGAAAACAATATGAAAGACGAGCCTTTTGGAATAATTGGCATAGCTAAGTCATATACTCTCAAATCTATCGCAAAGAAGTAGAAAGGAAAACAAACGATGGCATCAACAGCAACAAGTGTTACTACTCCTACTTGGTCGGATTATATCAATGCCAAGATAGCAGAACAGAAAGCAAAAGGTAACACAATCTATACTGGAACAGACCAGTACGGACAGTTACATTGGTCTTCTACACAGGCAGGACTCAACAATCTGATAAATGGAGCAACAGGAACTTACACAGGCTCAAACGGAATAACCTACAAAGCATATCAAGATGCTGATGGAAATTGGCAGACAATGCAGTCGGGTGCGTATGACCTGTACAATCAGAAACAGCAGAACGATAAACTGACCAATAACCTTTATGACACGCAGAATCAACAGGCACAGCAGAACTACAATGCCGCAGAAAAGAACTACTACAATCAGTACCTTGCAAGTCAGAGAGGTTTAAAGGGTAACCTTTCTAGACTCGGCATGACAGGTGGAGCATCTGAAACTACAGCACTTGGACTTGAAACTAACTATGGACAGAACAGAGCAACCAACAGAGCATCACTCGATACAAATCTTGCAAGTATTGGCATTGCTAGAAATCAAGCATTACAGGATAACCTTAATACATACAACACCAATGTTAATGCTTACAACAATATGATGCAGAACTTCCGGAATGAAAAAGACCTTGCCGAATACAATGCAAAATTAGCAGAGGAACAGGCACAGGCTGATTTCGATAGAGAAGCTGCAACTTCAGGTTCAACCACAACCACTACTACTACAGGTTCTGACGGAACAGAAACTACTACTACTAGCACAAAGGGAGTAACAGGACATGTTAATGGCAAGTGGTACTACGATGGCAAAGTAGTTTCAAAGCGGACATACCTTATAAAGACAAAGGGTACAGGCAAGGTTAAGGTAGGCTCAAAATACTACTACTACTATAAAGGAAAGGCTGTTTCAAAGAGCAAATATCTTAAATTAATAAAGTAGGTGGTTTATGTCAAAGTGGAAAGATAAGAAAAAGGCTAGGGCAAAGGCTAGAGCAGAACTTTTAGCCAGATTGTCATCAAAAGGCACTTATGTCACAGGTGGCAAAACTCCCCCAAAGAAGAAGACTAAAGAAGAGAGAAAAACTGCACAGAAGAATGCTAAAGTGCAGAGAAAAGAAACTAGCAGAAGCAAGAATGAAGAAATGTCCAAACTGTCTGAAGGTAGACAGAAAAAGGCTTTAAGGCAGGCTAACAAGGCTACTGAAAGTGGCAACGAAAAGAAGGCTACTAGGAAGTTAAACAAGGCGAACAAAATTCAGAAAGAAAGAGAAACTCGCAACAAAGCCTACGAAAAGTACAAGGACACAAAACAGGACTTCATATCTGAAAGAGAAGCAAGACTTTATCGTAATGATTTGATGGCAACGAGAAATGATCCTGAAGCAAGAGCAAAGGTGGAAACATCTGATACAGCGAAGAGAATTGCTGAACTACAGGCAAGAAATGAAGCAATGCATCCATTTGCAAGTGGTGTGGCATCAACATTAACTCTTGTATCACCACACGATATTGCTGAATCTAAAACAGCATACGATGTTGGAGATATGGCAGGCTCAAAAGCATACGGAGCAGGACAGGTAGCAGGGCTTATTGGACAGGCTGTTGCTACATCTCCTTTCACAGCAGGTGGCAATGTTTTAGGTGTAGGTTTAAGGCGAGGTGCTAAAGAATTTGCCAAAAGAGGTGGTAAGACAGCACTTGTAGATGCACAGGGCAACATTTCCACAGGTGTAAGAAGAGCAAAGTCAAACATAGAATTTTCCAAGTCAGATGAAGAGGCTAAAGAGGTTGGCAAACAAGGAAGATACCTTGAGGAAAATGTAGAACCTGGAGGCAATGATTCAACACTATTCAAGCAGAAGAGAATCTCCAAGTGGAACGAAGATATTATGAAGCAAGTTACCCAAAAGTACGGAGATGCGAATAATGTCGAATGGGGAACAGATAACAATGGAATGCTTCATTATTCAGCAAATGGAAATCTTGACGATATCCTCTCTTACTACAACAATGCAGAAAAACCTACATATACACTAGATGGTAATAACTACTCAAAGGCACTTGATACGGTAGCAGAAGTAGCAAAGGGTACAGGAATATCGTTTGGTACAGGCGGGGTATTCGCAGGAGTAAGCAAGTCAAAGAATCTTGCTGAAGATGTTATCGAAGATACCACAAGAAATGCTGACAATGTGGTAGAGAATGTTACTAGAACAGTAGATGAAACACCTAGTGTTAAGGTGGAAGAAACTGTAGAGCCTATCAAGAAGAATGTGTACAAGCCTATTGGTGAGAAAACAACCTCATCTACAAGCAAGAAGGCTACTATGCAGAACAAAACCACCAAACAGTACAAGGTAAAAGCCTACAATCCAGAAACAAAGAAACACGAAGTAGTTACTGTAGCTGCAAAGGATGAACTTGAAGCATCTGAAAAGATTTGGAATATGGGGTATAAGATTACTGATAAAAATGCCTTCAAGAAAGCAGAGATTGAGGAAAAAACATTCCCTGTTAAAACTGTTTCTAGAAATGGCAACGAAGAAGTAATTAAAACTGTAAGAATTCCTGCTGACACATATGAAGAGGCTGTCAAGATTGCTAAAGAAAAAGGATATGGCATAGCACCAGCGAAAAGACTCAAGAGAGAGGGTTACGATACCAAAGGCAGAGGTATGGGTAGTAAGCCAACGGAAATCGACAGAACAAATGTCGAGGTTAAGAGAGATGCTGATGGTAAGGTTTTAAGAGATGAAAAAGGCAATGTAATGGTCAGCATCAGAAACACAGCAGATAAAACTGATGATGCTATCAAAACAGAAGTAGAAACTCCTATCGTAAAATCAGCCGATACAACCACATCAAAGGTGGAAGATACAGTTACACCAAAAGCAAAAGAAACTCCGTCAGAAGTGAAAACAGAGGCTACTAGCAAGTCATTAAAATCTGCATCAAATCCTAACAAAGCAATAGTAAATGCAGAAAGCAGAATTGCAAAGGTTGAGCAGATGAAGGTTGGTGATACAGTCAGAACTTCTGATGTATCAATCACTAGAACAGGTAAGAATTCATACGAAGTAGATGGCACTCCACAGTATTCATTAGAAGATGTCAAAGAATATCTATCAAACAGTACATATGACAGAAGTGGTGTGAAATCATTAAAAACAAGAAAGGATAAATACAATGGCAGATTGCAAAGCAAAGAAAACAAAGTCAACAACAACAAAGAAGTCAAAGTGCAAGGGAAAGTGCAAGACAAAGAAGAAAGGTTGTTGCAAGTAGAAGAAAATTCTAAACTTCCCGAAACTGGAGTAGGTGCAACAAAGGCAGACGAACCAATCGCAGATGCTAAAGCAGAGATTAAGAAACTCAATGAGGAACACGGAGTAATAAGAGAGGAATCTCCTAATCTCACACCTAATAAAACGAAGTATGGTGCAACCTCACAAGCAGGAGATACTGTTCGTAATGCCGAAATGACAGAGGTACATCCTAACATCAAGCCTTATCTTGACGAAGGGCTTTTGGATGGAGAATACGCAAAGTATATCGTTTCCAATACCAAAGGAATGGAAAAGGCAAGAAAAGCTGTTACAGATGATCTAGACACAGAATACTCTCGTTTCAAGACAATAATTGAAGATGATAAGAGAGTAAGACACAAGGATATAATGCGTGGTATTGCTCTTATGGAAGAGTTTGCAAAGAAGAATGATGCAGACAAATTCAAGTATGTCACATCTTCAATGGTTGGTATGCTTTCTGAAACAGGACAGATGTTACAGGCAGCACGAATTTTCAACAGACTCAAACCAGAAGCAAAGGCAGATTATGCTTTGAGCCTTATCAAGAAATTTGAGAAGAAGCACGGAGTTACATACGATATGGAAAGTGCAGAACTCAAAGGACTTATCAAGGCTGTTAGAAATGCTAAAACAAAGGCAGAAATTGAAACAGCAAACGAGAAACTTGCTATTTATCTGTGGAATGGTGTGCCACCTACATTCAGAGAAAAACTAGATGCTTACAGATACCTTTCGATGCTAGGCAACCCTAAAACACACATCAGAAACATTTTAGGTAACGCAATTATGTATCCTGTAAGGCAGACAGCAGAAACATTAAGTGTAGGTTTTGAAAAGGCATTTGGTAGCAAGTTTGACAGATTAGGTGCTTTAGAGTTTGCTGAAAATCTTCCAAAGGATACTATCGTCAAAATCAATGGCAAGGAAATCAAGGCTCTTGAAGATGGCAAATACCTTGTGGATGGCAAGGAAGTAAAATTCGATTACATCGAGAATCTTGTTGGCAAGGATAAAGTCAACATTCAGAAACTCAACAAAGATAAAGAGTTTGAAGATGTTGTTATTAACAACAGAACAAAGACCAATAAAAAGGCATCAGAGGAAGTAAAGGAGTTTTCAGAGAAGGCTTGGAAAGATAACTACAAGGAAATCCTCAAGCAGACGAAATACTTTGAAACTGTAAGACCTAATGAATCTCCAGTATTCAAGGCAAAGTGGCTACAGAAACTCTACAATCTGAATAGTGGTGCGTTAAATAAGGAAGACTTGTTCTTTAGTGGTAGTTTCTTCAAGAGAGAAATTAGAAAGTACATGACCGCTAGGAATCTTACTCCTGCTGATATGGTAGGTAAGACCTATGATGATACAATTGAGTACGCATCAAGACGAAGCCTTGAAGCAACATACAGAGAAGCAAATGCTGTTGCCGATTGGGTAAATGATGTAAGGAAAAACCTTTTAACAAAGTCAGAAAAGACAGGAGTTAATGTTGCAAAGACGGTAGGTGTACTTGCACTTGATTCAACAATACCTTTTGTTAAGACACCTATGAACATCTTAAAACAGGGTGCAAAACAGTATTCGCCTATTGGTGTGATACAGGGTGCAATCAGAATCAATAAGGCTAAATCAAGTATTGAACTTGCTAGAGCAATCGAGCAGATGACAGAAGGACTTACAGGAACAGCCATTATGGGATTAGGTGCTTTCCTTTATAGTAAAGGTTTCATCGATATCAAGGCTGAAGGTGGCAAGGACAAAGACTACAAGAATATGCTAGGTGTACAGGATTACTCGTTTAAGGGTAAGAATGGCTCATATACAATAGATTGGATTGCTCCACAGTCAATGATGTTCCTTACAGGATGTTCACTTGCTGATGTGTATATGAATAAAAATGGAGATAGCGATGAAGCATTAAACAATTTCTATTCATGCTTGAGTGCATTGGCAGGAGCAACACAGCCTGTTACTGAATTGTCTATGCTTTCAGGCATCAACAATGTCTTTGGACAGATGATGACAGGAACAGATAGATCTGTCGCAGGACAGTTACTTGAAAATGCTACAACAAACTACATTATGCAGTTTATCCCTACCTTATCCGGACAGATAGCAAGGACAGTTTCAAATGAGAGAACAATTAGTGTAGCAACAAAGGGTGGCACAATGCAGAGGCAGTTAAACAAAACTACTGACAAGGCTCTTAACAAGATTCCGTGGGCAAGTAGAACTAATCAGCCTTATGTAGATTCTTGGGGAAGAACTGAAAACAATGGTTCAGACAATTTCTTCTTGAGATTTCTGTACAATGCAGTTTCTCCGGGTTACTACAAGAAGATGAAGAACTCTCCTGTGGATGATGAGATTTTAAGGCTTTACGATGCTACAAAGAATAGCGATGTGCTTCCTGTTGTTGGTTCAAGTTGGAACAAACAGTATCAGCAGAATGTCAAGGCTGATAGTGGAGATGCAAAGGAACTTGTATTATCTGAAGATGACTTAACAAGGTTTAAGAAAATCAGAGGACAGAAACAGTATGCAGACCTTGAGAAGCTATTCAAGAAAGACAAATATAAGACAGCATCAGACGTAAATAAAGCGAAGATGATTAGCGAAGTATATGCAGATGCTAGAGAGTATGCTAGAGAAAAGGTGCTTGTAGGTGACTATGTAACAAAGAATGAATATGCTTACTCAACACTATCAACAACCAAGAGAGAAGTGGTCGATAAGTACAATGTAAGTGCTTCTAAATTGAGAACAGTTTCAGACAAAATGAGTAAGTACGAAATCGCATCAAACTCACCAATAACCACTATGGCATATACTGAAAAAGGATTGAAGAAAAAGGCATTGAGAGAGTTAGCACAGGGAACTAGAACAGATGAAAATCAGACTAATCTTGAAACAGCATCTAAAAAGTGCATCAGATTAGGAATTTCATCTACAGACCTTGCTAAAGTCAAAGCCAAAGTCAAGGGCGAGAAGAAAGATGATCTAGTTAACGCAATCAACAATGCGTACTCATCTTCAGAGAAACGAAGAGCAGTTTTCTCTGTACTTGCTCACTCAAATTGGAAGAATCCATACTAACAGTAATAATAGGGGAAGGGAAAACCTTCCCCATTATAGAAAGGAAAAGAAATGTATAAACTTGAAGATGAACAGTTATGGCAATGGTCACAAGGCTCACGCATAATTGTTCCAGACGATTACATAGATTGCGAAACACATTTCTACTCAAAGACATACGATGGGCATGATGATTCACATCTTCCTTTTTCAGTTTCGCCTACTAACTACGAAACTGTAGGTGGCAAGACATATTGTCCTGTGCCTAATCAGATGATGCAGAATGCAGAGCCTATCATCGTATTCGCTTTCAAGAGAGCAACGAATACCGCAATCTACAAGACAAGAACTTCCTTCAATGTTAAAACAGCACCAAAGCCACAGAACTGGACTTTGATACCAACAGCATCAACACAGTTACTTATTCAGAGTTTAGAAGATTTAAAGGATATGTGGGAAACTGTTTCAGCAACCACAACAACGGGTGCCGCAGGAACAAACGCAGATGTTGATATTGACATTGACACAGAGGAAAACGAAATCACTTTTAACTTCACTATTCCTAGAGGAAACACAGGTGCGACAGGAGCAACAGGAGCAACAGGTGCAAAGGGAGATAAAGGTGATACAGGCGAAAAAGGTGATACAGGAGCAACAGGAAATGGAATATCATCCATCACAAAGACTAGCACAAGTGGATTAACTGACACCTACACGATTACCTACACAAATGGCAATACCACTACTTTTACTGTTACAAACGGAGAAGATGGCGAAGATGGCGAAGATGGCTCTGATGGAGTAGGAATCTCAACAATAGCAAAGACATCGACATCGGGTAAGGTGGACACCTACACAATCACTTTCACTAACGGAACAACAACCACATTCACAGTTACGAATGGTGAGGACGGTGCGAGTGAATGGTCACAGATACAGAACAAGCCAACAGCTTTTAATCCTATGATTAAAGAACTCGAAGAAGATATAGAACCCGAACAAGGACATTATCTCCCTGCTTATTACAACGGAAGTAATCGCAAGGTTAATCTTGATTGTATTGGTTCTGCGATAGTTAGTTTGCATCAACTTGCAACAACAACCTATGTTGACGATCATCACGATTCAACGAAGATGGATAAACTCACTCCAACAACAGCAGGAAGTGGTCTTGTATGGAATGGCACTTCTTGGATTGCTCAAGATGGTTATGCTTACAGAAGTGGTTCGCAGACAGTTATCAATTGGGATGGGGATGCTACTGGTAAAGAATCAGTTTTTACTTACTATTACAAAGTTTCAGACAATCCACCAACTGAAGCAGATTTGACAACATCTGTATGTACATATACTACCCAAACAAAGCAAGGTTCTAGTGTTGTTTATTCAAACACAGAAACGACCTATGCTAATCCTATAGATAACCACCCCGATTTATACTTTATCGCAGATGAGTGTATAATTATTTGCCTTAACGATGTGACTATTGGGGAAGAGGGTGCAACAACAACCTTACATAAAGGTGTGTACTTTATGAGAGTGAATAGTAGTAGCTTTATGGAGTTAATATCCAACTTAACTATTTCATCTCAAAGCACAATGGAGTGGGATGGTGATAGATGGCCATCCTCTGGAGAACTTCCAGTTTATCAAGAAAATTATTATAGAGTATTTGGTGTTGCTCCACTTGAATCAGATATACTAACAACATCTTTTTCAGTAACAGAAACCAATGGAAGTACAGTAACTACAACATCGGGAAATCTTACAAAAGTTAATGACCACATCTATAAAGATAGCAATAATCTTATATATGTATTAACTGAAAGTATAAGTGAAGATTGTCCAAGAGGTGTGTATTTTTACAGAGAAACTGATACACATTATATTTCAAAGGTTGTGTATGGTATTCCTTATGAGATATCTCAATTTAATGCAGACTTTATTCCACACGATAGTACGAAAATCAACAAAGATACAAACAGCACAGAAACATTTAGCATTGGGTATGACACCAATGGATTATACATAGTAACAGATTAGAGGGGGTGAATAAATGAGTAAAGAATATATAGCGAAAGAAAGCACTTGTCAGTCAATACTGACAAAGGTTAATCAGTTAGCACCAACAACGCAGACAAAGTCAGTAACCATCACGCAGAATGGACAGAGTACAGTCACTCCAGATAGTGGCTATAACGCAATGACAAGTGTTGGTGTAACAGTAAATGTTCCACAGCCAGAAGGCAACATCAACATAACCAACACATCGCAAACCGATGTATCTGCCTACGCTACAGCACAGGTTGTTGATGCTGATTTGGTGGCATCCAACATAAAGAAGGATGTTGATATTTTAGGTGTGGTTGGAACTTATGAAGGTAGTGGTTCAAACGCATTCATATTGGTTAATTCCATAAGTGGTGTGACCTTAACTTGCGATTCGCAGACATATACTTTAGGAGCAGATGAAACAAGCCACGCATTTGAGGTGGGAATTGGAACGCATAGTGTGAGTGCAACACTAGGCTCAACAACAACAACATCAGTCATCGTATCAACAGCAACAGTATATGAGATTGGATTAAGACCTAGTTTTGTTCCGCCCGAGTATCAAGAAGTGCAATATCTATATTCCAATACTACAAGTGCGGATAACGGACCAGTTATCAACACAGGATTTTCGGTTGATAATAACTCGAAGTACGAAATCAAATTCAAACTTAAACCCAATGGAAACTATATGGCTCTTTTTGGTGGTGGTAAAGGCTCAAGTTATACTAGATGTTATCTTGGTGATGCACCAAATACAACTATCTGGCCTAAGATAAGTGGCATCAATTCATCAACGATTCCGTATGATGCTGCTAACGAGCATACACTCACGATGGATGTAAAAGGTGGAAAGATATACTACGATGGAAGTGTTCATGGAAGCGGAACTCCATCAACATTTGCAGGTGATGACTATCCGTTATATCTATTCTTCAACAATAACGAAGCAATCAGGAACTACGGAAGTGGATACATCTACTATTGCAAGTGTTATGAAAACAATGTACTTGCTCACAATTTCATCCCTTGCTATCGTAAGGCTGATTCAGTTGCTGGAATGTACGATACAGTAACAGGTGAATTCAAAACCAATATGGGAAGTGGCTCATTCGTTGTTGGAGGTGATGTATAATGGCATATTACATTGATTCAGAATATATGATTCATACAGAATACAAAGAGGGATACAGACAAGTTAATGCCGAACAGTATTTCGCTAACATCTGCAACAAATCAGCAGAGTATTACAGATTTGTTCCACGTGGCGAAGAGTGGAAAGGTGGAACAACAGCCAATGACTTTATTCAATGCGTAGATTCGAACAAGGCTGATATGTATCAGAGGGAATACGATGCAGAAAAGAGAGGTTGGACACAAGGCTATGACCAATCAACACTTGATGAACTTGAAAGCGAGGTGATTTGATGCCATTAAACTGGACAGATGCAGAAGAAAGAAAGATACAGTCTTATGTAAGATTAGTCAAAGATGGGAAAATCACACTTGAAGATGTTCCCGAAAAGTACAGGGATGAGGTCGAGAGAAGATTGACGGAGAACACTTCGGAAGAAACTGAATCCACTTCGGAAGAGGTGGGAGCAGAATGACAGCATCACTTATCATATCAATCATATCTCCAATAGTAACGATTGTATCAATTATCGTTGCACTTTCATCGAGATTGACAAGGCTCGAAGAAAGATTAAATAGTCACAGAATCAATTCAGAGAAATTGGAGAAAAGACTTGACGAGCTCTCA